ATAGACCTTCAGAACCTGAGAAGGTGGGGGCATGGCAACAACGTATTAAGGTGAGGGTCAATAACAGAGATACTTACAGAGGTTTAAAGTCAACCATATCTTCCTACTCTTTTGAGAAAGATCCTACCAATGGTGTCGGTGGTCCAGTAACTTACTTCTTTCATGAAGAAGCAGGTATTGCTCCTAAGATGAATGACACCTATGGGTTCATGAAACCAGCTCTTAAGTCTGGTCATATCATCACTGGTCAGTTTATAGCAGCTGGATCTGTGGGTGATCTTGATCAGTGTGATCCTCTAAAAGAATATGTACTACACCCAGACGAGAATGGGTTCTATAGTGTTGAGTCTAACTTAATAGATTCTGATGGCACTATAGGACGCACTGGTCTTTTTATACCAGAGCAATGGTCCATGCCTCCGTATATAGATCAGTATGGTAACTCTAAAGTGAAAGAAGCTTTAGAAGCTCTTGAGATAGAGTTTGCTAAGATGAAAAAAGAAATGGAACCAGCTGCTTACCAGCTCACCGTTTCTCAGCAACCTCGTAATATAGAAGAAGCATTTGCTTCTAGAAAAGTAAGTGTCTTTCCTATTCACTTGGTTTCCAAACAGTTACAAAGAATATCTGATAAAGAATATCCAGTGGAATACTTAGAACTAAGTAGAAATGCTGAGGGAAAGATAGTAGATAATCCTAGTCGTAAGATTCCTATAATGGAATTTCCTATTTCTAAAAAGACAGAAGACAAAGAAGGAGTGATATGTGTATATGAACGTCCTCATAAAGATCCTCAGTTTGGTATGTATTATGCTAGTGTCGATCCTGTAGGAGAAGGTAAAACTACAACATCAGACTCTTTGTGTTCTATATATGTATATAAGACACCCGTGGAAGTTATAAAGAAAGATGGAGATAGTCTTTCTCATTCTGTAGAAAGAGATGGTATTGTAGCCAGTTGGTGTGGTAGGTTTGACGATATAAAGAAAACACATGAACGTTTAGAACTTATTATAGAGTGGTATAATGCCTGGACATTGGTGGAGAATAACGTATCTTTATTCATACATTACATGATGGAAAGAAAGAAACAACGTTATCTTGTACCTAAAAGTATGATGTTGTTTTTAAAAGACATAGGAGCCAACGCTAATGTCTTCCAAGAATACGGTTGGAAAAACGTAGGTACTCTCTTTAAAGGAACTATTCTATCTTACGGTATAGAGTTTCTAAAAGAAGAACTAGATACTGAAGTGTTACCAGATGGTACTATAGTTAAGACTATATATGGGGTGGAAAGAATACCAGATCCTATGCTTCTAAAAGAGATGCAAGCTTACAGAGATGGACTCAACGTGGATAGAATAGTGGCATTCTGTGCTTTAGTAGCATTTGCTAAAGTGCAACAAGCTAACCGTGGTATGTCTAAAAGAGTGGAAGCTGTAAACCAAAATTTGGAAAACTCGCAAAAATTTAGTAAATTAAATTATAGTCCTTTTAGGCATATTGGTACGTCTCGTTCTAGTGGTTCTAGTATGAAACGTTCTAGAAATGCTTTTAAAAACATACGATGAGAACACTTAACTATCCATACAATTTTACTAGCAACATTAGTGGTAATGTTGTATTCACTGTTATAACTTATTCATAATCATGCAAGTATATAATGCGTTACAGTTAAAAGCTGGGGCTAAAGCTGAATACAATAAAATGGGTACACTCACCCAGCCTATTCAGTTTTTACCTGAAAAAGAAAAAGATGACGAGTGGAGAGCTTGGAATCTTGACTGGTTAGAATGGCAAGGTATGCGTCAACTTAGACGTAATGCCAGAAGACTGTCTAAAAATTATAAGCTTGCTGTTGGTATTATAGATAGAACAGATTACATTGTAGAAGAAGATAATGAGATGGCTGATCTTATAGATGTTCTTATTAAAGAAGATGTGTCTGCTCTTGAACTTAAATTCTATCCCATTATTCCTAATGTAATTAATGTTCTTACAAATGAGTTTTCTAAAAGAAGCTCAAAAGTTATGTTTAGAGCAGTGGATGACATTTCATATAATGAGATGTTGGAAGCTAAACGGCAGATGTTAGAAGATGTTCTTTTAGAAGATGCTAAAAGAAAAGTGATGCTTCAGTTAATGGGCCAAGGTATTGAGATGGATAGTGAAGATGCTCAAAAAGCTTTAAATCAAGACTCTTTAAAAAAGCTTCCAGAAATTCAAAGCTTTTTTAATAAAGATTACAGATCTATGATGGAAGAGTGGGCTAGTCATCAAATGTCTGTAGATGAAGAAAGGTTTAAAATGCAAGAGCTTGAGGAGAGAGGGTTTAGAGATATGCTTATTGCAGATAGAGAGTTCTGGCATTTTAATATGAGAGAAGATGATTATGAAGTGGAACTATGGAATCCTCTTCTTACCTTTTATCATAAGTCTCCAGATGTACGTTACATATCTCAGGGTAACTGGGTGGGTAAGATGGATATGATGACTATTTCAGATGTTGTAGACAAGTATGGTTGGATGATGAACTCTGATCAGTTAGAAGCTTTAGAAGTTATCTATCCTGTTAGATCTGCTGGATATGCTGTACAAGGATACCAAAATGATGGTACATACTATGATCCTACAAGATCTCATGACTGGAATACTCAAATGCCTAGTCTTGGATATAGACAATATACATCTCTTTTTGATTCTAAATTAGGAACTGGAGATATTGTAGAGTGGATATTATCAGACTCAGAAGATCTTCAAGACTTTGGTAAGTCTTATTTACTACGTGTATCTACCATCTACTGGAAGAGTCAACGTAAAGTGGGACATCTTACTAAGATTACAGAAGAAGGTGAAATTATACAAGAAATTATATCTGAAGATTATAAAATTACAGATAAGCCTTTATATAATAATTCTGTATACAAAAATAAAACAAAAGACAATCTTATTTTTGGTGAACATATTGATTGGTTGTGGATTAATGATACATGGGGTGGTATTAAAATTGGACCTAATAGACCTACATTCTGGGGTATGAATAATCCAGGTGGTATCAATCCCATCTATCTTGGACTACAAGGAGGTAAACCAGGACGTCTTCCATTCCAATTTAAAGGTGATCAAAGTTTGTACGGATGTAAACTTCCTGTAGAAGGAGCTGTATTTGGAGATAGAAATACTAGATCTATTTCATTAGTTGATCTAATGAAACCATATCAGATAGGATATAATATTGTTAATAACCAGATATCAGACATCTTAGTAGATGAACTTGGTACAGTTATTATGTTAGATCAAAATGCCCTACCACGTCACTCATTAGGAGAAGACTGGGGTAAGAATAATCTAGCTAAGGCTTATGTAGCAATGAAGAACTTTCAGATGCTTCCTTTGGATACTACTATTACCAATACAGAAAATCCTCTTAGTTTCCAGCATTATCAAGTGTTGAATCTAGAACAGACACAACGTTTAATGTCTAGAATACAACTTGCTACATACTTTAAGAACCAAGCTTTTGAAGTTATTGGTCTTAATCCTCAACGTATGGGAGCACAGATAGCTCAGCAACAAACAGCTACAGCTGTAGAACAAGCTATGAATGCTTCTTACGCACAGACAGAACAATACTTTATACAGCATAGTGATAACTTAATGCCTAGAGTTCACCAAATGAGAACTGACTTGGCTCAATATTATCATTCTAAAAAACCATCTATTAGACTTCAGTATATTACTTCTAAAGATGAAAAGGTGAATTTTGAAATAAATGGCACAGAACTTTTAATGAGAGATCTTAATATATTCTGTACTACTAAAACTAATTCTCGTGCTGTAATGGAACAGCTTAAATCACTAGCTCTTAATAACAATACAACAGGAGCTTCTATATATGATCTTGGAAATGTTATTAAATCAGAATCTATAGGTGAGTTGACAAGTGTTCTTAAAGCTGCCGAACAAAAAACACAAGCTCAGAAACAAGCTGAGATGGAACAGCAACAACAAATGCAGCAACAACAGATTGAGGCTCAAGAAAAACAACTTCAGATGGCTCAACAGTTTAAAGCTGAAGAAGCTGAAAAAGATAGAGCAGCTCGTCTTACAGAAGCTGAAATTAGAGCAGCTGGTTACGGATCTACAGTTGATATTAATAAAAATCTTCAATCAGATTATATAGATGCTATGGATAAGATTAAAGATGAACAGAGATATCAAGATACTATGAATATTAAACGTGAGTCTGAAAACTTTAAAAGAGAACAAGGTGCACAAAGATTAGAAATAGATAGAGAGAAGTTACAAACTCAAAAAGATATAGCTAATAAACAACTTCAAATTGCTAAGGAAAACAAAAATAAGTATGATGTTAATAAGTCTTCCAAAAAAGAAAAATAAATTATAGCTCTATTATCCAGACCTTAGCTTTTTTTTGTAAGTAAAGTATAAATTTATATAGTTTAAAGTGTTATATTTTTAATGTAGAGATACAAACTAAAACCAACAAACATGACTGATAATCAAACATCTGTACAGCAAGTAGATCTAGATATAGATAGCTTGTTTGCAGGAGCCCCAGGAGCTGAGAGTATAGTCACTCCTTCTGAGCCCACTGAAATTAAACCTAATCTGTTTAGTAAGAAACAAACAGATCTTACTTTTTTAGATGCCGATGGTTCTGAGAAAGATAAGAAAGGACAAGAAGAAGCTGTTTCACGTGAAACATCAAAAGAAGTTCTTAATGAGATTTTAGATGATGAAGTAAAGACTGATGTTGACGATGACTTTACTAAATCAAAACCAGGTAGACCTAAGACTGAAAAGTCTGGACTGGTAGAGTTCTTAAAAAAACGGATAGAGTCTAAAGAGATGTTTGCTTTTGATGACTATGATGAGACTAAGCAATCTCTTGATGAATATCTAGGAGGACTAGGAGAGAAAGATGTAGAAGAACTTTGGCAAGCTAATGTTGACAATCTTAAGCAAGAAGTGGCAGCTAATACGCCAGCTGAGTTTTTTGAAAGTCTTCCAGAAGAACTTCAATATGCTGCTAAATATGTAGCTGACGGAGGAAATGATCTTAAAGGATTATTTTTAGCTTTAGCTGAGGTGGAAGAAGTAAGAAGCATGGATCCTAGAGATGATAATGATCAGGAGTATATTGTAAGAAGTTATTTACAAGCTACTAATTTTGGAACTCAAGAGGAAATTGAAGAAGAAATTACTGGATGGAAAGAGGTAGGTTCTTTAGAAAAGAAAGCTAAACAGTTTAAGCCAAAGTTGGATCAGATGCAGGAACAAATTGTTCATGCTCAACTTCAAGAACAAGAGTATAGAAGACAACAACAGGAACAAGCTGCTGAAGCTTATATGCAAAATGTGTTTGAAGCTCTTAGACCTGCTGAAATTAATGGACTTAAGTTGGATAAAAAGACACAAGCTCAGTTATATAGTGGACTTGTTCAACCTCAATATCCTTCTATATCAGGTAAACCTACTAATTTGTTAGGACATCTTTTAGAGAAGTATCAGTTTGTAGATCCTAACTATCCTTTGATTGCAGAAGCTCTTTGGTTGTTATCTAATCCTGATGACTATCGTCAAAGTTTGATGAGACAAGGAAAAAATCAAGCTGTAGAACAAACAGTGAGACAACTTAAAACAGAACAATCTAGAAAAATTGCTTCTTCTTATGAAGAAGATGATACTCCTAGATCTAGAAAAATAAGTAGACCACAAAATATTTTTAAACGTTAATTTATTATTTTTAAACCCTTAAATTTTAAAGCCCTATGGCAACCCCAGTTTTAAACAATGGTATATTCCTCCGTGATAACCAGTACCAAACTAGTTCTCACGTGGATTCGTACCACCTGTCTAACCTGCTGAAGTCTGCAGAGCCTACTGACCTTGGTCCAGTGGATCTTTGGGCAATGGCACAAAAGGTAGAAATGCCCTTGTACCAGATGTCTAGCTTCGGAGGTAAGAACGTTATTATGGTAGATAATAACCGTGGTGAGTACAAATGGCAGATTCCTATTGCACAGGATCTCCCTTACATCGTAGAAGATATTGAGTCAGGTAATGACACAACTAATCCTCTAGGTGTAGACGGACAGACGTTCAAGATTAAATTGAACAAACGTTCTTTTGGTCATGGTGATATTATCACTTATGACAAGTACAATGGTGTGGAATTGTACATCACTCAGGACGATATCGTTCCAGTTGGTGATGGTTTCATTTACACTGTACAGTTGGTAAACAATGACAACACCAAATATTTGGAGCGTCAGTACATTGTAATTGGCACTAAAGTGTTCCGTAAAGGTTCTGCTCGTGGTGAATACGGTGAGCGTTTCTCTGATATTGGTAATGTTACTTCTGGTTTCCGTGAATTCTACAACTTCGTAGGTGGAGCTGAAGCTCACGTACACTACAGCATCTCTAGTCGTGCAGACTTAATGATGAAAGGTGGTATGAAAGCTGATGGTACTATTCCAGTTATTGAGATGTGGAGAAACTTTGACAAAGGACTAGATCCTTCTATCACTTCATTGGAAACAATGGCTGATAAGATGGGTAAAGATTACGTAAAGAAAGCTTACGAGTCTGGTCAGTTGTCACGTTCATTCTTGACTACTTTGGAAGCAGCTCATTTGACTAAGATTGCTAATGACATCGAAACTTACTTAATGTGGGGACAAGGTGGTAAAGTTAAGCAAGATGGTCCAGATGATATTCGTCTATCTGTGGGTCTTTGGAAGCAGCTTGATAACTCTTACAAGCGTATCTACAACCGTGGATCTTTCAATCTTGATTTGTTTAAATCTGAAATCTTCAACTTCTTTAACGGTCGTGTGGAATTTAAAGGACCTGATCCTCAGCGTGCTTTGATTGTACAGACAGGTTTGGGTGGTATGAAGCTTGTTAATGAAGCTATTAAGAAAGAAGCAGTTAACTCTGGTCTTGTTCTTAATGCTCATGAGCTTGGAGCAGTAACTGGTAAAGGTATGGATCTAAACTTTGGATTTGCATACACTAGCTACGTTATTCCGTTCTTGGCTAACGTTAAGTTTGTGTTGAACCCTGCGTTTGATAACGTACACACAAATGATATTGAAAACCCAATCATTGATGGTTTCCCATTATCTTCTTACAACTTTATTA